CTTGGAGTAAAAGCATAGTTTTTTAAATACCAACGCATTGTTTCTTTTCTATCTGATGAGTGCAATTCTGTAAAGCAACCAGCTTTAATTAATTGAACCATTTTTGACTTAGTAATAAGCTTTGTATCAAGCATTTTACAAGCGAAATCTTCCATAGAATTAAATGGTCTGTTCTGAATAATTGCTTGTATAATATCATCGCCTATACCATTAATACCCTTTAGTCCAAAAATGATACGATTGTTCTCAACATCTGCTTTAAAACCAAAGTCTGCTGAGTTGATAAGTGGAAGTTCTACTTTAACATTCTCTTTTTGAACAGCAGCTATTGCTATCGCCATCTTTCCATAATTGGTAGAATCACCTGCATTTTCATCTATTGCACCAGAATCTACAATTAAATTCGCTGTCTGCCAGTAAATCGGGCTATATTTATAACACAAATTCAACTCTTGAAGACCTATAATCGAGTAGGCTAGTGTATGACTTTTATTGAATCCATACCCTCGCTGGGTGCAAATAAGCACATTCCACACATAGTTCGTTAAATTCTTTGATAAATGCTTCTCTTTCGCATTTGCAAAAAACTCTTCCTGTAATTGCAAGAACTCTTTTGGTTTCTTCTTTGCAACTGCTTTTCTTAACCTATCACCCCAAGCCAATGAGAAACCGCCAATTTTTGGATGCATTGTCAAAAGTACCAAATACTCCTGGGCTTCACAGATACCAAATGATACTCCAATAATATCTTTCAAAATATCTTGTTCTTCTTGTGTCAAACCATATTCAGTCATTTCATCATACCAATACTGGATATTTTCTCTAAAACGAGCATATTTCTGTAATGGTGTTTCAGCACCTTTTTCCTGTGCCATAAGTCGCAATACCGAGTTAATGGTTGCTAATTCATCGACAGAAGCAGGTTTTGCTAATGCAACCGCCTGTACACCACTCTCTTTCTCCATCTGGAAGAATGACATTACTTTGTGATTCCAAAGCATTTCCCACATGTCTTTAGCATTACGTTCCAAAGTATATACGCCAATATATTTTTCATAAGTAGCTTTTAATGAACCTTGCCACTCTATTACATTATTCTCCAAAAGCAATTCCAACTCTGCTTGCATTTTATCCAAAGCATCAATACAAAGCAGATCGACTTTAATAAGAGAACAATCCTCACACATATGTAAATCGAACTGAGTAATGACATCACCTGAATTTGTTTTCATAAGTGCTGTTGTATCTGTGAATGGTCTATCAACTAAGATAATTCCACCTGCATGTGAACCCACACCATTGACAAGTCCTTCTATCTTTTGTGCAGCTTCCCATAATTCAGGATATTTATTCATTTCTGTAACAAATTCTTGTACAGGTGGGTTATCATCATCACCATAATACATTTGTGATAAAGTCCTTAATTGACCTCTATCAGCTACAATCAATGAACTAATATACTGAGCTATATCATTGTCAATCTTCAAGCCACGAGCTGCTGTTAAGATAGCACTTCTACTTTTTTCAGTTGATAATGTCATAACCTTACTAACTCTATCTTCTCCATATGTATCTTTCATAGCCTGAATAACTGCTTCACGCTTTGAACCACATATATCAATATCAATATCCAAAACAGAAGCACGTTCTGGATTCAAAAATCTCCAAGGATACGTCTTTGTTTTTTCTCTTAATGGATTAATCTGTGTGATACCAAGAATATTTAATAGACAGAAACCTACACCAGAACCTCGACCAGCCCCCACTAATGTACCTGCACTCCAAGCAATCTGCACATCAATAGCAATCTGAAGAAGATATTTAGACCAACGAACCTTCATTTTTTCAGAGGAATCCTTTATATAATGAAGACATTCATTTATTTTTTCATAGGCTTCGTCTGTTTGATAGTAAGGATCTGTGTCAATATAAGCGACAATATCTCTCACTAAATGTCTGTCGCAATCGTACTCAGAATGATAAAACTCACTTAATAAAGGAATTTGATTCTTAAACTTTTCATATAACTCTTTGTTTGGCTCAGAAGTGTTTAATGGAATATACGGAATATCAAGGTCTTTTGTGAGTTTGTAATACTCTGCTTTTTCATATATAAGCATTGTATTATCTAATCCCTTTTGAACTACATCGTAACCATAGTATTCGTCCATATATTCATGAATTTCATCTTCACTCATGATATAAGTGGTAGAATAAAAATCATCCACTTCTCTGTCGCCCTCTTGAGACTCTAAAAAGATTTTATGTATCTGTCTATCTTCTTTTTTAAGATAGTGCGCATCCGTTGTAATAATATATGGCGTTCCTGTTTCTTCTGATAATTGAATTAATTTATGATTAACATAGATTTGCTCCATCATATGAGATGGCTGCAACTCTAAAAAGAAATATCCTTCACCAAATATCTCGTTCATATATGCAATCCAATCTTTACAAGATTGCCATATCTTTTTATATTCCTTTGGATTTGCCCTTTCTAAATCTTGAAACTGTAAAAGTCTATGTGGTAAAGCTCCACCTAAACATGCAGAAGATCCAATAATATCTCCTTTATAGTTTGCCATCATTTCTTCAAGGTCACTATAATAGGTAGGAACTCGCATCATGACATGCATAAAAGAGTTCTTAGTCCAAGCTTTTGTACTTAATTCTCTGATACCTTGATGTCCATGAGCGTTTAATGCAACTAAAATAAAATGAGGATATCTATTATTAAATTTATTCTCGGCAGTTACATCTTCTGTACACAAATATATCTCATTACCAAGAACAACTTTAAAATTCTCCCATCCTTCTAAATCCTTGTGACTATCATAGTATTTAAGTGCATCTAAAGAGGAAGTGATAGACTCATGTTCCGTAAAGCAAATGCCAGCATGACCTAATGAGTGAGCATACTCAATCATTTCAGGCACTTTATTTATAGAATCTCGAAGTCTTAAATTACTTCCCTCTGCACTATGGTTATGTACTCCAAAAAAACTCACTCAAATCCTCCTCTTATAACTGTTTTAATAAACTTCTGACTGGCTCTCTTCCATAATTCTCTTTCAACCAATCAATGTACCCTTTATCCTTTTGTGCTACTTCCACAAGACGTTCATCTTTGTACTTGCCAAAATTCAACACGTAGGTATCTAAAGGTGGCAATTCAGGTTTCTTCCACTCATCAAACTCCATGTCTAACGGCTTTCGTGAAGCAAGATAATCAGCCAAATGAACAATCTCTTGATATTTATTTGATGGTTTTGGAAGCACAATTCCTGCATCTTTTGGTTTGTTTGAGGTTGTCCATTGCCCCATATGAGATTCAATCGCATTAGCAATCAACTCAATTTCTTCATCTGAAATAACTGCATCTTCTTTGTGCTTTCTAACTGCTTCTGCCATTAACAATGGATGATCAAATACTGTAAACACTTCCTTTACATCATCACTTGCACCTGATTTTCTACCATCATGCACTAAACCAGCGCATCTTAATAAATCTCTTTCTCTGTCAGTGAATTTGTTCTGATACTGCTCAAGACTGAAAAACCAATTAAGGAATCGTACAACTGCAATACTGTGTCTCATCAATCCACCATCGCCTAATGCATATGCAGGATGGTACTTGCCTGTAGATGACGCAGGTACTTCCCACCAATACAAAGGAAGTTCTGACACCAAGAGTTTACAGAAATCTTTAATATCTTCATTTTCAAATGAGTCATAAATAGGCTCAATCATTTTCAACTTTTCTTCTGTCATTAAAATACCAACTTTCTTTTCTTCTCTGTATTATTATTCTCCAAAGCATTCCACTTTTTATTGACTTCAAATGTCTTTTGAGTTGGTGTCCACTTTGAATAATATTCACATTCATTTTTGTAAATAGTTGCTTCTGGATTTGTTGTGCAGAACGTGCACCAATGACACAGTGGCGAGGGCTTCGGAATAAAAAGATTTTTATTCTCACTTGCTTCAATATCACCAAACACTTTATCAAGTGCTTTGATTAAACATTTTTCCCATCCTTTTGTAAGAGCATATTGTTCATCATCTATAAGGATGAATCTATACTGCGATTCAATAGGTAATTCACCAAATTCGTTTAAAATTGCCAAAGCATAAATTCCAAACTGTAATGAGGTTGCCAATTTACTCTGATCATATATTTTCTTGGAAGTCTTATAATCAACCGTTCTATACTGACCATTCTTTACATCAATTCGGTCAATAAAGCCTTTTAGAATAACTTTATTATCCCACACAAATTCAAATGGTTTTTCAAAATATGTAGGCTGCCAAGTAGTATCTTCCATTTCTTCGTGTAACACTTTATCAAATAGCTTTATTTTTTCTTCATATGAAGCACCACTCGCATTATCAGCTTCGTGCCACACTTCAAAATATTTTCTTCTTAGTTGTGCCACACCTAATAATTCTTCTTTTGTTTTTTTGTCTGTTTCAGTTACTCCATTCTGTAGAATATCATTTAACTTGTCATAATCTACTGCTTGACCAGAAACAATCATCTTGCCCTTCTGTTCCAAAACGTAATGACACAGACTACCTAACTCAAGTGCAATTGAAGTATCCTGTGAATACTTCTTATCCATATATTTAAACTTATACTGAAGAGGACAATTTTTGAAAACCTCAATTTTACTATATGAAAATGTAGGTAAACCTTTGTCCTTATCAGTTACAGGTCTTACTCTATCTTTTAATTCTTGCAATTACTTCTCCTTCTTTGATTCTTTCAACACTCTATTAACTTCATCCATTGTGATAACGATCTTCTCATCTAATAATTCCAACAATGTTTCTTTCCCCATATCTGTAGGACTGGCTTTATAAGGCAATCTATTCTCACTGTCTAGCAACAAACAAACTTTGCAGTATGGTACTAATCCTGCTACTTTTTTTACAAGTTTGTTATAATAAATCTCTGCCTCAAAAGAATGTGCGTCCTGGTATTCTCTATCAAAAGCCACAATCACTTCTTCACATTTGAGATATTGCAACAATAATTTTTGTTGAGTAACAGTGATATTACTTCCACAGGTTGCTACTGCAAATGAATCTTCTCCAAAGTACGAATAATTTTGCATACATCCTTTTTCTGACTCAAGTAACATTGCTTTTCGTATTGATTTAATTTTGTTTTGGGTAACATTGATTCCATATAGATTTGAACCTAATTGATGACTAAGAAACTTCCCACTTATTTGAAGTGGAACATACTTTCCTACCCTTTCAATATCAGATTCATCAAGATAACGACCTCTAATTCCAATCAACCGATTGTCTTTGTCTCGATGTGGAATTACGATTTGGTTGGTCAGTCCGTAATAACCAATCTCATATCTGCTCAACGCTTCACGAGAGATGTTGTCATTTAACCAATCTTCATGAGGTGCATAATAGAATGTGTCTAAGATATTTTCGCTAATTTCAGATAATGTAGGTACTTCACGTCTATTCTTTTTTACTGACTTCAAACGATTAATCCATTCAAAATCATTAATACGATTCTTTTCTTTCTCAATCTCATCAGCACTTGTAACAGCCAACTTTCCTGTAAGTTGCCCAATAAAATGTAACGCTTTATACCATGTAACTGTCTTTCCTTTAACTCTATTGGCTCTAATTACTAATTCAACAACATTAAAACTGTCTGAACATTTAGAATAACAATGAAAAGTTCTTCCTTTGTATCCTTTATCTTCATTCGGTTCGTGATAATAATATAACTTCCATGAATCTGATCCATGACATACTGACTGGAATATTAAATCACCATTGCTATCTGTTTTCGGGTAACTAGAGCCAAAATAAGTAACAATTTTTATTATATCTTCCTTAGTAAGTGAGTTAAGAATTGCATCCTTATCTAAATACATACCCTCACCTCACTTACCAATTTCCCCAACTCTTCTTATCGGTTGGTTCTTCTTCCTGTTCTTCATCAATCGGACTATCAGGTACTTGAGATAATAATACAGAATGTTCCTTAATCTTCTCTTCTACCTGCTCAATCTTTGTAAAGTCCATATCAATTAACTCAAAATCATAATTCGTTACAAACAAACACTGTTCAGTCATAGTACCTAAATCAATTTTTGTCCAAATAATGATTCGTGTTAATCTTCCTCGTCTGACTTTGTATACCCAATGACACATATTAGGTACAGGCATATTAACCATCTTATGTAACACTGATTCAATTTTCTTTTTCTCTGCTTTGGTGGGAGCCATTGAGATAACACCCATATCCAATTTATTCGCTAATGCCTTTGAACCAGCTAACAAGTTCTGATCCTTATACTGTGCATTTTGTGCTTCACCATTTAACTGAGAAGCCGTATAAATAAATACATCTAACTGTTGAGCGATTGTCTTTAACTCGGTTGCAAACACCAATAATAACTGATGCTCTTTCAATCCCATTCCAGATTTACTATTTACTTCTGCCATCAAACGTAATGAAGTATGAATATAGTCAAAGAAAAAATATCTAACAGAAAATTCTCTATTATATTTCTTTATCTGATTTTTAATATCTTCAATTGAAAAATCGGGAATATGTACGATGTATAATGGACTAGATTCGATATAAGAAATGGCTTGTTGAACTCTTTCTAATTCTCCTTGTTCATATGTACCATACAGAATATGTTCCTCATTTACTTTACTAACGGCTGCAATTAACAATGTCTGTATCTCATCTACTGGCATCTCAGTTGAGAAAATAGTAGTTGGCTCACAATTTCCTGTATACACATACTGCTTTGATACAACATCATAAAAATACGGAACTGCAATTTTACAAGCATCACCAGCAGCCATACGAGTTTTACCACCACCTTGAGGACACGATCTCATAAATAAGCATCCTAATCTCGCACCCCTTGATACAGTGTTCAATCCCTCGTTATTCAAAGCCAAACCAACATCAGGAACTTCCATCAATTCATTTACCAAATCTGTCATACCGTCACCAGCTTGAACATCTGTGCTTAGTGTATTGGTACAATATTTCATATTGGGATTAATAACAAATGTTGCTTCAACCATTTCAATAATGTCTTGTTCAGTATAATTGTCAAACTTGATTTGTTCTGCTTCCATCTTTGAAGTGTCTGCAATGGTACTGTCGAAAATAAATCTTGTGTCAAGACCTTTTTGCTCATAATATCTAAGCAATGCGTATTTTCTTAATCTGTGATAATAATAATCATAGTTCTCAATGGTAGCCATATCTCTCGCATTTGAAAGATATTCTATACCTTGATTCTCCTGAAAAATTGAATACTGTTCTTTATAATTGCTTAGATATGAATCTATACTAAATTCATCAATTGTGGTGCAACCTTGCATATGTAGATTGTAAATTGCAACAAATAGCAATTCATAGAAGTTCTCTGTATTAAAATCAGTTCTATCTAATGGTCTATCAATATCATCTATTAAGGAAGAATCTTGTATTAAACAACCAATCGTATTCAAATATGCTCTTTTATCTACAAGTCCTTCGTGTGCCATTATTTCACCTCTTTCCCAATTGACTGAATATCAATCTGTTTTATTTTTCTCCTTTTAGGTTGAACGATAATGGTCTTTTCTTTATACATATTTGAAATATCCATACTTTCATTATGTTCTTCCAGTTTATCAACCGACTCATAATACTGCATTGCTTCTGTGTGATAATATGGAACAATACCAATTACATCACCAGTTAAATCCTTTTCAATAATTTCATGCAGATAAACCAAAGTCTTATACATGCTTTCATATGTAAATCCATAACGCTTGATATAATCTTCTGTTAGGGCATATACTTTTGTACTTAATTCTTCTCCTTCGATGAGACTTCTTAAATACTTATAATACTGTTGCTTTTTTGCATATTCCTCTTCGGACAATGCTTCTTTCAATTCAGCTTGAGGTCTAGCCTTTCTACCGACTTTTTTCTTTGTAGCAACCTTATCTATCTGTTCAGTTTTATCTTTCTGCAATGTCTTGATTGCAATATTAAAACATTTTTTATGAGCATAGCGTCCCTTGTATGGAACGCCATCCTCATCTACAATTGGCTCATTACATATTACGCATTTTCTTCGAGCTGCCATGTATCAACCTCTTATAAGTTATTCTCCTCAATGAAACTCTCAATATCATAAATGATTGCTTCAATAAGCTGTTCCTGACCTTTCTTCAGATCACTAGCCTTCTTGCCTTCGCCTAACTGATTTGCAACGATTGTCTGTAAATCCTCAAGATACCCATTATCAGCAAGCTTCTCGCCAAGTTTCTGTAACTCGTCCATAAGGTCATCATATGATTTAACATCAACTGTTCTCTGTGCTTTCTGCTCCTCGTATGTAACCGCTGTGATTCCCTCTTCTCTCTCCTGAATCTCAATAGCCTTAATAATTACATCCTCAAGAGCTTCAGCAGTGAACTCCTCAATATAAGTAGTAGGAAGATAATCGAAACGAGAACGAGCAAAGAACTCATCTGTCTGTGCTAAGAAACCAGAAGACTTAACAACTTTACCGTCTTTATCAACACCATTAGAACGAACATAAACACATAAGTCTGTATTATTGATGATAGGTGCTAACGCTCTCTTATCAGCCTTTGGTGAAATGTATCCATCCTTCTCCTGTGCATGTGCAATAAAGTAACAGCAATATCCAGCACCAAGTAACTTGTTAATCTGCTTCCAGAACTCAGTCTCATACTCTTTCCAAAGTCCATATCCACCATTTCCTTCTCCGATTGAAGGGGCTTTATACTTCTGACAAATAAATTCCTGACAGTAATTTGCAGCCGCTTCAATCTCATCAAAGATAATTGTTGAATACATCTCTCTTGCTTTCTCTACTGTTGCAGGATCTGTAAGCTGCTTGTTAATCTTAATGAAATCAGACCACTTTGTAATAGGACAATATGGAACACCAGGAATGGCATTAAGACCTGCCTCGAATGGAAGATAAAATGGCTTCTTCATACGAGTTGCCTGCTTAGTCTTTCCTAAGTTGTTTCCACCATAGACAAGAATAACCTTGCCCTCTAAACCTTTTGCTACTGTGCTGACCTGTGGATTAAAAATATCTAATTCGTTCATGTAATTCTCCTTTATTTTTTTAAAAAAATTTTCTTAGTAAAAATGGTACATATTTCAAACTATTTCATTCGTACCTACAACAAAGTTAGATTAGAAACCTAAACTTCTACCATATGCTGCACCGCTTGGCTTTGCAGTAGATGCCTTTGCACCACTCTGAGCTTTAGCCTTTGCTTCCTCAAGACGATTTGCTCTCTCCTGAATTGCAGCCTGAATTGTCTCAGCGACATATGGAAGTTCTGGTGTAATACCCTCTTCATATGCTTCAGAAGCACCTGTGATAAGAAGATCGCTCTTAATCTCTACAGATACCTTCTTTCTTGGCTTACCAATCTTAACTGGAATCTCTGTAACAGTCTCAATTCTGTTATTGATAATATCTCCATAGAACTCTACTGTCTGTCCTACCTCGAATCCTGAATCAACAGCCTGTCCTACTTCTCCCTCTGCCACAAGGTCGATTGGCTCAATTCCATTATATGTAGGCATCCATCCGCTTACTACGATTCTTCCTGTCTCAACACCATCAGCATCAAGTTCAGGATTGATACCAGAAATGAATACCTCGACTGCGAACTCTGCGTGTGGCTCATAATCCTCATCAGCCTTTAATCTATTGAAGAAATTGCTCTTGTAAGATACAATCTTCTCACCGTTCTTACCTGTGAATGGGCTAATATCACCAGTTACTCTAACCTTTGTAGCCTCTTCCTCGCCAACTTCTGCAATAGACTTGTACTCGTTCATTACTGTCTGAATACCTGCATAAGTCTTGTTATCAGTACCAGCCTTAGTCTTCTCATTTACATTGACGTTGTACTTAACGAAATTCACATCAGAAGTCTTAACTGTAATATGACCTGTTACCTTATTCTTTCCATCCTCTGTTACAATCTTCAGATCCTTCTCACTAACTACACCTACTGCTGTTGCTTTTGCATTTGCCTGTCTTAAATTTGTTTCCTTTGTTGTTGTCTCTGCCATTTAAAAATGTCCTCCTTAAAATTAAAAAATTTATGTAAATATTGTTAATAAAACAATCTATCTAAACGCCCAAATGGACGGAACACAGAAAATAAATTTATGTCAAATCTATCTTCAACAGTGATTTTTGAGCGCACAATCTCAAGGGTATGCTGTTCTTCCACCCATACAAATGCTTTCCGTATTTATTTATTCTCTTGTTTGTCACGGATTTTATATATTATTCGTGACATTTTTGTTTGGAATTTTTGAACTGAATTGTTCAAGACTGATTACTAAGCAGTAATCTTTACTTTGATAAGTCTATATGGCTGATAGGCGTTTGGATATTTTTCTCTATCTACTTTACTGATAAACATATCATATGGTCTAATCCATACTCTCTGATCTTTCAAACTCTGATATACAACCATCTTTTCTTCTGTTTCTGTATTAGTTCCAATGGTAACAATCTTATAGAAACCACCTTTGAAATGTTGTACGGTATCTCCTGGTTGAAAATCTCTGTCATACACGAATAAATCATCTACACCATTTGTTTCCATATGTCCTAATACCTCAACATTTACTGTGATAAATTCACCATGTTTTAAAAGTTCATCCTTCTCGATAAGTGCTACTTTATCAACTAGGTAACTACCCTCTTTTTCTTCACAACTAACTATCTGACCTACTTTCCAATTATTAGCAAAGTCTTTATTAAATCTAAATTCTGCCACTTTCTCACCTCCTCAACATCCCAATGAAACAGTGATTTATTTTAAACTCGAATAAACAGACTGTAGTTCTTCAATAATAACCTTTTCAGGAAATGTAATGCATGTAACAATATCAAATGTCTGATATAAAATCATAATAATTCCTCCAACAATTACACATCCTGCCAAGATTCCAAGTCCAACAGTAGCCATATCATAATCCGAACGCCAGTCTTCCTTGTACTTTCCCCAACAGTATTTTGCCTTTCCAATCACATATTTTCCAATGAACAGTAGACAAATACCAATTAACATCCACACAACACTTGTTGCAATTTCATATGTAACATACTTACCACATAGTTGCTGTAAATATGGAAGTACATTTGCCGAAGTCCAATCAATTGCAAGACCAAACTTTTCTGTAAGAGCATCTAAAATTTTAATTACTTCTTCTGACATAAATAATTTTCTCCTTTCACTTACTTATTCTCTGTTTTACTGTTATCATTTAACTCTTTTAATGTTTCCGTTATTTTCAAAACTTCTTCATTAATACATTCATTCAATTCCTTTTGATATTGCTCAATACTTTTCTTATATTTTTTCAATATCATTGAAATCACTAGATTCACCTCATCTTCTGATAATATATTCTCCGTATTTGAGCATTTTGAATGAATAAATAATTTTGCCGATGAATCAGTATCATTGTTATAAGATTTAATGTTATCAATAATAATTTTTGCATTACTGCTTATTGAATCAATATTACTAATAAAACAACGGCAAGCGTTATATATTCGATTATCCATATCCACCTCTTACTTATTCTCTGTTCGATTTTCATTTTTATTGGAAATTGTGATTCGAATGAATCATAGATAAGTTAGATTTACTTGCTAAATAAATATTCATCA